TAGCACTACCAACGGGAACAAGTAATTTTAATCCGGCAGATGCCTGTGCGTGTGATAAAGCGAGACTCCATAGTTTGTTTAATAATCTTTGCATAGGAACTGCTCTTGATACGTCAGATCGCGGATATGGAGTTTCTGTCCAGTTATTTGGAAATGGTATAATAGGATAATCACTTATGTTTAACACATATTCATCCAATACTATTTCCGCACACGATGCTGTTACTCCTACTCTTGTCTGCATAAAAGCTTCATAAGCAAGTCTATTCATTTCAAAATCAAGAGAACGTTCTTCAAATACTATATTAAACTCTTCTTCTGTTAATATTGATTCCTCACCAGACTCTACATCAATTAATCTGTAAAAAGGTATTTTAACCTTATAGAAACGTTCTAATACCTGATATTTATTTTCTCTCCAGTAATCATAATCTTTTACTTCTGCTGGAGTATATACTTCACGACTTGTCTTATTTTGAGCATCTGGATAGTCTTCATCTTGAAACGTAGATAAATCTTCAATGATACCAGATTCTAATTCACCAGTCTCTTCATTCATCTGAGGACCAATTTCAGGGTAGAGGTTAACGAGCTGTTCGCCTGTTAAGATAGTTGATAGAATAATTCCGTCAGCATCGGAAAACCACCTATCTCGCGAAGACGGGGGAACGTAAACCCTAAAAGGATTGATATGAGTAAACCGAACGTCACCCCTACCCATGTCTGCTTCTCTATCTACATAAGCATATAGATATCCAATACCTACAGTAGAAAAATCATGTATTGCTTGCTTGACGTGCGAATCACCATCAGAGTGTTCCCATACAGAACCAAGCATTGTTTGCCAAACTTTTGCCATCTTACCATCACTATCTTCACGTGGCAGTGCTGTAAATACTGGAGGACGTGCGGTCATAAAGGATTTCATCTTCTCCACAGCAGGAGAAACTCTATCCATTGGAATATCAGCCTGATTACGTGATTGTAATTCATCTGATTCACCAGAACTAAAATGATTGCCAAGATAAAAATCTATATCTTTACGGGCTACCGCATCCCACTCATCACGGGCATCTCGCCAACGTTTAAATAATTCTTCATTATATTCGGCTCTTGGATCTTTATCTATCATGATCTCGCTCCTGTAATCCAATTATATTTTTTAAATGTTTTCTTTACTCTACTGATAGTATCAGAACCTTTCTTAAATTTTCCACTTGCTGGTGGTCTTGCAAAATAATCTGCATAATATAACGCATCCATCAAGTCATCATACCTTGAAACGGGATGTTCAAAAAACTCATCTATTAACTCTGTCATGGTTTTACGTACATACAGTTTCTTGGAATTTACGATAGGTCCTAAAGAAGTTTCAAGTCTATCTTGTTTTTTTATTCCTCCGGGTGGTTTTACGCCCTTAAATACTCCAGGTAGTAATCTTTTATCTGCCGCTGCAAGTCTTGTAGTCATATCACGTACCATTTCCTGAGCCGCTACTGTTTCAATAGTAACTCTACGTACTGGAGAGTATTTATTCGCATATCTTATTATTACGTCCGGTAAATCAAACGTAGGGATTCTATCACGAAAATAATCTATAACATAGCGATTTTTTTCTGAATCAATACCAATAACCATTATGACTTGATAATCTGATGTGGATGTTGCAGTTGCCGCAATATCAACACCTAAGTAAACATTTATAGGAATTTGTTCTCCCCTTAGATCTAAAAAACAAAAGTTACCTTCATTAACAAATGAACCATTATGAAATTGTATATTATCTATTTTAAATGATGCTGATGATACATCACGTGCATCATTCATATATTCCTGAGCAAACTTATTAAGCATACCCATTTCAGCAAACTCTGCCTTTTTACGATCTAATTTCTTTATCGGAAACTGTTCTTTCCATATAGGCTTACCATTTTTTATTGCTCTGTAGAAATTTAAATCCCAAGGATAATCTTCTTTATTTTCTTTTGAATCATTAAATCCATCAACAACAGTCTGTAAAAAACTATCAAAGTGTACAATTGTACCTGATAACCATATCCATCCTTCTCTTCCCGGAGATTCTTCAAGGGCTGGATATACTGTAGATACAACCCATTTCTTAATTTCTGATCTACGTTCTGGTGTTTTAGTATTTAATTCTGATTCAAAGTCATCAAGTATGATACCAGTATAACGTACATCAATTTCTGTACGTCCACGCAGTCTTTGTGTAGTACCTTTAGCCATAATTCTATCACCTTTTGTTGTAACTAAATCTTTCTCAGTCCAGCGTTTTCCTACCAAATCTCCACCTAAACCTCCAAAATAGTATTCAATAGACTTATTTGTCTCTAAATGATTACGTATATATTTCAAATGATCTATAGCCTGTCCCTGTTCCTCTGCTACCCAAGCAATAAAATTACGATCATCATCAGATGAGAAACATATCTTATGCAGGATTGCTGCTTTCGCAAGAATTGACTTACCAAAACCACGTGGAAGTATATTACAGATACGTGCGCCCGGTTTTGAAGTAATGAGTTTCTTTGCTATTTCATGGTGAAAAAATGGTGATTGACTTTTATTTAAAAAATCATTAGGTAAAAACGCACGTCCAAAGTAAATAAGGTCTTTATAGGACCTTGCAAGCACCTTGTCCTTCTGTGTTAATTCAGAAGGTGGACTTATGATATTAAATACTTTATCTTTGCCCACGGTATCGAACTCGTTATTTCTTCAAAATAGTACGCTCTATTCATAAAAGCATACTCAATTTTAGATTCTTTTCTTTTTCTTCTTCTTAGCATATCGTGCCTTTCTATCTAAATGTCTTTGTAATGGAGTCATTGCTCCACGTACCGCACCTCTATACGTAGCAGTACCATCTTCATTTAAATGACCACGTTTTATTAATATTGTCTTAGCCATCTTCTCTGCTTTATCAAAACTCAAGTTTTCTTTACTTGCCAATTGAAATGTTAATCTTTTTAATAGTACTGACATTTTATCATCTCCATTATTACTTCTGAACACTGAGGAACTATTGCGTTTCCAAGTCCTCTAAGTCTGTCCACCCTATTGGAAACCCCATTAGCCACTCTACCCACATTGGGTTCAGTGATCCAGTAGCTTCCTTTTGCTTTACTATTGCGTTTAGCGGTAATGAATTTCTTTTGTATTGACTTGGTCCGCCATTGTTCTTTGCGTCTTGAGCCGTTGGAGTTGGAAAATTCTCTGGTTCCGGTAGTAATCCCTTCTCTATTGCGTTCAACTGATCGTTCAGATTCAAAGGCATTTTCCTTTGTATCCTTTTTTTCATATTCTCGTAAGACCTCTTTCCTCTCTCCATATTCGCATCTGGGGTACGCCACAATCCAGACTCTCTTTCTTTGATGCCAAGCTCCAACTTCGTCTGCTCCGATAGTTTGCCATTCCGCATCATACCCGATCTCGGCAAGGTCGCAGAGAACTCGTTCAAGTCCTCTATGAATGAGCATTGGGACGTTTTCAATGATTGCGTATCTTGGTCGTACCTCGCTAATGAGGCGACACATTTCTGACCAAAGACCTGACCTTTCTCCTTCAATACCTTCTCCTTTTCCTGCAATTGAAATATCTTGACACGGAAATCCGCCTGTCATAAGAAAAATATCACTAAATTGATTACCATCCAATTTCTTTATGTCATTATGGATTGGTACATCAGGAAAGTTCTTATTTAACACTTTACAACAATAATCATCTATTTCACAAAAACCTGCGATATCAAGTTCATCACCCCACACACGTTGTGCTGCAAGTGCGAAACCGCCAATACCACTAAATAAGTCAAGCATTTTCATACGTTATCACTAAATAATTCAGGATAATATCTATTCAATTTACGTTTCTCATCTTTACTGTCTTTTATAATATATTTTTTATTATAGTGATTAGACAATATTATTCGATAGGGAAACTTTAAATTTCTATCTATCCTGCTTTTCAATTAATAATCTTTACCTAATGGTTCGTCAGGTTCAGACCACCTGTCTACTTTATCACTAAGTTTTAACAATTCAGCAGATAAATACACACAAGCATCAAGTAACTCTTCAAGGGACTCTTTGACAAAATCACGTCCGTCATCAAGCGGTACTTCCTTATGATACTTTTCAGCACCAAGGTCAAGACGTTTCTTTATCATGTCTAATATTCTTTTATTGTTGTTTTTTATCATCTTCTTCCTCTTTTATCTCTTCCGCATGAGCAATAGGTGTAATATTATCTGCATCACCAAGACGTTTTAGCTGTTCACGGGAAAACCCTTGAAATACAGTAAGTGCTTCACGCTTCTCTTCCTTTGGAAACATATCTTTTATCTTCATTAACAATTCAATAGCACGTAATTTGTCAGAATCCTTACCATCAAGGTTCTCAATTACTTCTTTTGTCCTGCTAAATAGATAATCGCTATCTATTCCAATTTTCTTTAGTGATTCAGCGTTTTCTTTACTAATCATACGAATTATACGTTCCTGTTTTAATAATACTTTTGCGTTTTTTCTTGCATATCTGTGATTATTCGTCCTAAATGCTTTAAGGTAGGCATCAATTGCGTCTTCTCCATCAGCAACGAAACGTGCGAATAGGATTTCACGTGATGTTGGCTTCTTTCTGTTCCTAACTGCCTCAACGTGGTCAACAGATCCTGCAAATGAGTAAATATTCTTAACTGGATCTCCTTTAAGGTCATAATGCTTGGTAGTTTTACGCATACCAAGTAACGTGCGCACACCAATATTGTCTTTATGCAGTATTTTAAGTACCTGCCCATCATCTGAAACGGCATATGAACCTTTAGACGCTGCTCTCCAGTCTGATTCAAGCTTTTCATCTGGTAGGAATTTACGAAATTCTTTCTCATTCTTAAAAATATACTCTTTTCTACCTTTAACTGTACGTTCATACACTCTGATCTTCACCCTTTAGTCTTTTTATAAACCAAGTCAGTTCTTCATTGGATTTCAGCGCACGATACAGTTCTTCCATCAACTGTTTCCTTGTATACCTTGAATAAGCTGGATTAATCTTCTTTAGATACGTCTTTTTGCTTTGACTTACTTCTTCCATTCTTTCTTTTCTTTCTTTGGTAAACAACAATACCCTCAGATTTACGACTTAAGTCAGTAGCAACGCTATCACGGACCATAGCTATTCCTACTGCTAAGTCTGAATCTCTAAATTCTTCTGCTTTCTTCCCTACTACGTCAACTATAACCTGATGTCTTAAATGACAGTCGCAACACCATAAATAAAAGGAGTGCGGAGGTTTCAGTGCGATTGGTTCAGGATCGAAATCACTTAATTTCATAATGCTAAATTAATTAATGGATTGCCGTATCTAAACTTTTTTATTGCATTTGAACAAAAACCCCATATATTAATAATATATATAATAATATAATAACGTTACTATTATTAAAGATAATCTATACATATAGTAAAGATTATATAGTAAATATAATATAATACTATAATTACGTAATAGTATATATAGATTAAACGTAGAAAACTTGAAAAAATTACCCACCAATGTGTGTGGCTCTTTTTACGCG